CGGAAGCGGTGCTAAAGCAACTGCATATGTTTCAAACGGTAAAGTTACTGGAATCAAATTAACAGAACACGGTTCAGGATACACATCAACACCAACTGTTTCCCTTGTAGGTGGTAATGGTACTTCACCATCAGTTGCAAGAGCAGTTGCAGTGTTAGGTAATGGTAAAACACGTTCTATAAATGTTAATATGAAGTTCGATAGAATTTCTAAAACAGGAATTTATAGTAACTTTACACAAACTGAGTCGTTTACTGCTACAGGTTCAACAGCAGTGTTTAATTTAACTTATCCACCAACTAGAGATAAGTCAAATATTTCAATTATTAAAGACGGACAAGTAGTTCTTAATAATGAATATGATATTGCTTTGTTTACATTAGAAACAGATGTGTATAAACAACTTAGAGGTAAGATTACTTTTAAAATTCCACCAGCAAAAGACGAAGTTATTAATATAACGTATGCAAAGAATGATGAAATCTTAGATAGTGTAAGTAGAATTGAAAAATATTACAATCCATCATCAGGAATGGTAGGTAAAGAACTAAATCAGCTAATGACAGGTATTGACTTTGGTGGTGTTCAAGTACAAGGTACCACATTTGATGTTACAGGTGGTTGGGACGCATTACCTTGGTTTACTGATAGTTGGGATAGTGTTGAGTCAGCAGCAGATTATTACTATGTTGCAGACGGAAGCACAATTAATGTAACACTTCCTTATACTCCTGTAGATGGACAAGTTCTTAATATCTACTTAAAACGTGCAGGCACAGTAGTACCTGACGATATTTTAAATTTACAAGTTGAAGAAGGGGTTGAAGAACCTCCAACACATAGAATTGACGATCCTAATTACACTGATAACTGGGATAGCTCAGTTTCAACGAATCCACATGCACAGATGCCAACATTTATTGGTGACGGTAGCACAAACATTGTTGAAGTTGGTGCCTATGTATCAACACAGCCCGGTGATATTTTAATTTTCCGTCCTGCAGAGAGTGATGGTGCTGTAACTATTAATGATAACAACTTATTAGATACAAAGTTATCAGGTGGAACATTGTCAGCAATGGAAGGTGCTTATGCAACAGCAACAGGATTAAATGCAGAAGACATTTCAATAGACGGTGGTGAATATACTAGTCCAGATCAAGTTCCTGCAACAGAAGAAAACATTCCTGGACAGGTTTTAGATAGTTTAAGTATTAAAGTATTCCACTCAAACAAAGATGCAGCGGGTGCAACAGTTAAATCTAATGTTAGAATCGGTGACGGATCAACATTAGTATATCCAATAGGACAAAAAATTATTGAAAACAAATCAGTAATTGTTTATATTGACGGAATAAAATCTGCACCAGCAACTTATACTGTTAACATTACAAATAGTACAATTGAATTTGCAAGTGTTCCAGCAGAAAATTCTAAAATTGAAATAGTTTCAATAGGATTAGGCGGTGTGTCAATACTTGATTACCAAGAGTTTATTGCAGACGGTGACACAACATTATTCTTAACTAACGCAAACTACATTGATACTTCAAATATTTTTGTATCAGTCAACGGTGTACAATCTGATACAGGATTTATTGACAGCACAGACTTATTACCTGACACGCCAAACAGAACACTTGTACAGTTTGGTACAAAGCCTGATAGATTAGCAGTGATTAGAATTGTTGCATTTGGCGCAGCAGCAGACGTTGATAGTTCATTGCAATCTTTAATTAGAGTTAACCAACAAGAATTTACATATGATGGTAGCACTAAGAGTTATGACCTAGATACATTTGTTCAGTTATCTAGAGAAAGTGCATTAGCATCAACTATTGTTGAAGTAAACAACAAAAAACTAAAAAGTGTTGACACAGTTTACAATGTTTACGATGGAGTAACTAAAAAATATGTACTAGGTGTTGATCCTATTGCATCAGCAGGTTCTATTGTTCCAAACAACATTAAAGTTTATATTAACAACGAGCTAAAAACATTTATTACAGACTATGTTTATAATGGTACAACTAAAGAGCTTGAGGTTACTGCGGAAAATTTGACGGTCGGAGATGTTATTAAAATTGAAAATAACCTAAATGCAGAGTACTCTGTGGTAGGTAACAACATTGTTATTAATGATTCGACAGCATTAACACTAGGTGATACAATTGATGTAACTTGGTTTAGTGAATATCCTTCAATGGAAATTGTTAGTGATCAGTATACAGGTGGTAAAGCATTTTATCCTATTGCATTTAAACCATTGGGTGTAAGTTATGTATGGGTTTACAGAAACAAAACTAAACTTATACAAGATGTTGATTATCGCTTAGATGTTGAACGAGGTGCTGTATATATTGAAGGTTCTAATAAAGATACAGATAGTTTTGAAATTGTAGCGTTTGGGTCTAATGTATTTGCATTACCAAGTGCATATCAAGTTAGTAAAGATATGTTAAACATCAATCGTTACACTAGATATGCAATTACTGATAATTTAGTATTGGCAAAAGAATTAACTTACTATGATGAAAGTATTACACTTGCAGATGCTTCTACATTGTTTAACCCTGTTGCAGGCAAAAATATACCAGGTATTATTGAAATAGATGGTGAGAAAATTGAGTACATGAACAAGAATGGTAATGTACTAAGCAACTTGAGAAGAGGTACACAGGGTACAGCAATTAAAACACTGAATCCTGTAGGATCATATGTAGTTGATTTGAGTACAGACCAAACAATTCCATATAAAGATACCCAATCAAGAACAGATTTTGTTAGTGATGGTAGCAGTCAACTCATTGGACCACTACCTTTTGTTCCTAAGCTAAGTACTGTTAGTGATTGGTATGAAGGAACAATTCCAGCAATTTATGGAAGATGTGACTCAATTGAAGTATTTGTTGGCGGTAAAAGACTACGCAAAACATATATTGATCAATACAACGAAACTAAAGGTTCAACTAGCCCAGCAGGCGATGAGAAGGTTGAAGCTGAATTTAGTGTTGACGGGTCGTCAGCATATATTAGACTAACAAATGTACCTCCGGCAGGTACACGAATTAGTATTATAAAACAACAAGGACAAGTATGGTACGATAGAGGCCAAAATACTGCTACATCAGGCGTTACGCTGCTTAAAAACAGCACTCCAATTAGTCAGTTCATTGCTGCCAATACATCGAAGTTACCTGAATAAATACACTATGAAACTGGAAGATAAAAATATGTCAAACAAAGAAAACAAAACGCCAAAAGCACCTGGATTGAATGAAACCGGCGGGTTCCATTTTGAAGGGCATATTAAGATTTTTGATCCTGAAACTGGAGAAGTTTATCAGGATAAACGCAATGCAATACACTATGAAAATATGAGTGTTGCAATAGTTAACAGTCTTTCAAATCAAGGGGAAGGTACAGTCTACGAAATGGCGTTTGGTAGCGGTGGTACCACAGTTGACCCTACAGGATTAATTACATATTTGACACCTAACACAGTTGGGTCAAACTCCAGTCTTTACAATCAAACATACACTAAAGTTATTGATCAAAGCTCTATTGCAAACGCTGATCCAGTGCGTAACAAAATGGAAGTTAGACATATTAGTGGAGCAACATACAGTGACATTGTAATTACATGTACACTTGATTATGGTGAGCCAGATGATCAACAAGCATTTGATAATAGTGTTAATATGGACAGTAACTTTGTTTTCGACGAGCTTGGACTTAAATGGTATAATCCTAACGGAACAGGCAAACTTTTAACACACGTGGTTTTCCACCCTGTACAAAAGTCTTTGAACAGACTCTTGCAAGTTGATTATACAATCAGAGTACAGAGTTTAACAGGCTTTACGGAGGTTTAATAAATGCCATATATTGTAAATTTTACAGATAGCGAAAACAAAACTCCGATCACAGTCTTTGATAATACATCAAGCCAAGATACAAGTTTAACATTTCCAGGACGTAACGTTACTGGATACGGACAAATTATTGCTGAAAACTTTTTATCTGTATTAGAAAACTTTGCAAGTGCAAATGCACCTGTAAATCCAGTTGAAGGACAACTTTGGTATGACACACAAAATGGTGTGCTACAGTTGTTTGACAACACAGCATGGAAAGCAGCATCAAACATTCAAAAGAGTGTTACAGAACCTAGTGTTGAAAATTCTAAAGTTGGTGAACTTTGGGTTGATACTACAAACCAACAGTTAAGAATTTACACAGGTACAAGATGGTTACTAGTTGGACCAGCAGAAAGTTCAATTGACGGTTTACGTTATGGACCAGCAGTAGAAAACATTGCTGACTCAGACAACCAAACAAAAAGTATTTTAATTTTATATATTGCAGACCAACCGGTTGCAATTGTTTCCAAAGACACATTTACACCTAAAGTTAATATTAAAGGATTTGCAACAGTCAAAGCAGGACTTAATGTTGCAACGCCAGCAAACGATACTGAGAAAACAGAATTTGCTTCTATATTTTTAGGAGGCGAACTACCTAAACTTATTGGTACTGCTAAAAATGCAGATGCACTTAACGTTGGTGGAGTTGAAGTATCAGCAGGTAAGTTTTTAAGAAGTGATATTGTTAACACAACTGACCAAGGACTTAATGTAAGAAACAACGCAGGTTTAACAATTGGTGTTGACGGAAACTTCCAAGTAACAACATCAGCGACTGCTGCGAAACTTTATAATTCATCAGCAGGTAGTTCAGTAGATTTACAAGTTAACAGAAACGGTATTCCAACTACAGTACTTAGAGTGCTTGATAACAAAGTTGGTATTAATATTGCAGCACCAGATGAAGCACTTGATGTTGATGGTAACATTGGCTTAACTGGCGCACTAAAGATTTCAAGTACATCTGAAACAACTAACTTATCAACAGGTAGTATTGTTTCAGCAGGTGGCGCAGCGTTTTCTAAAAACATTATAATTGGTGGCGCAGCAAATGTTACAGGAACAATTACATCTTCAACTTTAAAACCTCAAGTTAATGATACACATGACTTAGGTGAACTAACAAATCGTTGGAAAACAGTTTATGCTAAATCAATTCAAGCAGATGAAATTGTTGGTACAATTAACGGTAACATTACAGGTAATGCAAATACTGCAACTAACTTAAAAAATGTTACAAGTTTTGCACTAACAGGTGACGTTGTTTCACCCGCAATACAGTTTGACGGACAAGTAGGTAGTGCAACTAAGACATTTGCTACTACATTGACTGCTAACATTGTTAAAGATAGAGATGAACCTGCACCAAACCAATCAGACAAAAACGACTTTGTACTAGTATATAGAGCTTCAGCTGAATCAGGCGGAGCAACAGGACTTCTTAAAGAAACACGTGATACATTTGTAGGTGACTTAGGAATTCCGTTGGGAGGTATTCTTCCATATGCAGGTACAAATCCACCAACAGGATTTTTATTCTGTGATGGTGGTGAAGTTGAAAGATCTAAGTTTCCAGAATTATTTGACATTATAGGAACAACATATAACGGTTCAGCAGCACTTAATGGTGTTGGCACATTTAGATTACCAGATTTACGTGGTAGATTTGCACTAGGTAGGCACAACATGGACAACAATATCAACGTACCAAATGCAGTTGGTGGATTTGTTGATAACGGCGGAGGTGAACCATCGCCAGCAAGAGTTGAAGGTACAGAAGCTCAAACACTTGCAGGTGCAGCAGGCGCAAGTGCGGTAGCGTTAACATTAGGTAACCTACCAGACCACGAACACGATATGACAGCAAATGGAATACAGTATTCGGCTGTTAGAGTTGATAGTGCTATTAACAGTCCAGGTACAACAGGTTTAGGACCTACTGCTCCAGGACAAGCACAGTACTTACAACAATCGGGCGGTATTAAGAAACCAAGTACAGACTTTACGTTAGGGTCATTAGTTGGTATTATGAATCCGTTCTTGACAATTAACTATATTATACGTTCGGGTCCACCAGCGTTTACAACAACGTAGGATGAGATATTAAATGGCATATCAGATTAATAAAACAGATGGTACAATAGTTTCAACAGTAGCCGATGGTCAAATTGATAATATCTCTACTGACATTACACTAATTGGTAAAAACTTTAGCGGATTTGGTGAAGTACTTAATGAAAACTTTATTAAGATACTAGAAAATTTTGCTAACGTGACTGCGCCTACGGCGCCTATTAAAGGACAGATTTGGTTTGACAGTACAGAATCAAAACTTAAAGTATACAGTGGTACAGCATTTGTTCCAGTAAGTTCTGCAACAATTGCTAACTCACAACCAACAACACTTGGTGTTGGTGACCTTTGGTTTAATGATACTGCTAAACAGTTATATTTCTTTGATGGTACTAGCACTATATTGCTAGGTCCTGCGTATTCAGACGCACAAGGAACTAGTGGACTTATTGTTTCAAGCATACTTGATACACTAAACCAAACTCGTGTTATTACATCACTTTACAACAACGGTATCTTGTTAGGTATATTTGCTAAAGATTCATTTACACCTAAAAATGCTATTGAAGGATTTAGTGGAGACATTGGACCAGGATTTAACCAAGGTACATTGTCAGGCATCAAGTTTGATGTAACTTGTACAAACTCAGAAAAACTAGCAAACATTGATTCTACAAACTACGTTAGAAAAGATACTGCTAACTCTTTAACAAACACACTTAGAATTGAAAGTGATCTAGGACTTGTTGTTGGTTCTGCTTCGCAGGCTAACTTGTCAGTTGATAACGGTAACGTTAAATTATCAAACGCTGCTGAAGATAAACTTTTAATCTTAGATGTTAGAAAAGGTATCTCGCAGGAGATTGCAGTTAAGATTAGTCCTGATATAAGACAAATTGATTTATATGAAGGCGCACCAGATAGTATAGTTAAGACTGGTGGTAGCATGGAACTAGCAGGCGACCTTACTATTAGAGGTAACCTTGTTATTAATGACGGTGACCTTGCTACAATTAGACAAACAGAATTAGTTGTTGAGGACAAATACATTGTTCTTGCACAAACAGGCGACAGTGGATCTAACTCAGATGAAATTGCAGATGGCGGTGGACTAGTAATTAAAGGTACTACTGACAAAGCAATTTTATATAGTAAAGACGGCTTAGGCGCAACAGCAGAATATCCTGCACTGGCTTCACAAGCGTTTACAAGTTCAGAACACATTAACCTAGCAACAGGTAAAGAATTTAAGATTAACGGAGTAACAGTACTAAGTGGAACTTCGTTAGGTACAGGTATTACAAGTATTCCAGGTGTTACAGCCTTTGGTGCTCAGAACGTTGTTAACATTGGTCCTGGATTACCTCCAGTAGCACAATTAAGACTTGAGAATCAAAAGATTTCAACGCTTGATAACAATGATGATATTCAATTAGAAGCACACGGTTCAGGTAACATTGCATTAATAGGTAGTCCAAAAATTACAGGACTTGCTGATCCTACAACAGCACAAGATGCTGCAACAAAAGAATACGTTGATGATATTGCACAAACTAGATCATTAGCATTTAGCATGGACTTATCAGATGGTAAACCAAACAGTTATATTGCATCAGAGATTTTAGCCAAGTTGGCTCCACCGGCTGAATACAGATCCGGTACTTTTGCAAGAATTCTTGTTACACTATTAAGTAACTCAACAGTTAACTTTAATTTAGCACCTGAAATTAGTATTTCAACAGACACATTTAATACACCTTCAGGAACAGCACCTGCTGTTACAGCAGTAAACGGAGCCATTGCATCTATACCAGCAGCTGGTATTACAACATCTAGAATTATTAAAGTATTCCAGTTGTTGTCAGGTAACTGGACACACGTTTCAGATGAGGTATTACCATAAGATGAAAATAGGAGCGTATAAATGGCTTATGTAATTAACAAAACTGACGGAACTCAACTTGTAGTATTACAAGACGCAGCAGTTGACTCAACCACTAGTTTATCTTTTGTTGGTAGAAATTATGTTGGCTATGGTGAAATTCAAAACGAAAACTTTTTATTCTTATTAGAAAACTTTGCAAATATTTCTGCACCAGGAACTCCTATTACAGGGCAAGTTTGGTTTGATACAACAAACAGTATATTAAAAGTTTATGATGGAGAGAATTGGGTTGAAGTTGGTTCTGCAAATGTAAGTCCTACTGCTCCAGTAACTCCAGCTCTTGGAACATTTTGGTTAAAGAATGAAACAACTGCAAACGCACCAGCTGATCCTTCACTGCATGTATATGATGGATCTAACTGGATTAAAATTGGACCTGAAACAGCAGACGGCTACTTACCAACTAGAGCAGTAACAACAACGTTACTAGCAACTAATGGATCAACATATCCAGTAATTGAACTTAAAGTAAATGGTGTTACAATAGGTATTGTATCTTCAAATGCATTTACTATTGATCCAAGTAATGAAGTAAGCGGATTTTCAGAATTAATTACAGGTATTAATTTAAATGCAATGGCAAAAGTAATGGGAACATTACAGGGTGTTGCAGATAAAGCAATAAGACTTAATTCACCTATATTAGTTAACGGTGTTGCATTTGACGGTTCAGAAAATCTTACAATTACAGCACAAACACCTAACAGTTTAGTTGCAGGAGAATTTTTAGTAGGAACAGATTTTGATGGTGGTAATCCTACTACATGGTCAGTTGATGCTACACATTTAAATCAAATTGGTAAAATTGTATCAAGAGATACTACAGGTAACTTTGTAGCAAATCAAATTACTTCAGATTTAGTTGGTAATGTTACAGGTAACATTACAGGAGAGACAGGATCATTTACAGGAAGTGTAACAGCAGCAAACTTTATTGGTGCAACACTAAGTGGAACAGCAGCCGCAGCACAAAGATTATCAACACCAGCAAATATTAATGGAGTTGGGTTTGACGGCACAGCAGATATAACAGTTACAGCAGATGCTAACACACTAACAGGTACAAACTTACATAATACTGTTACTAGTTCAGCACTAACAAGTTTAGGAACATTAACATCTTTAGGTGTTGCTGGAAATATTACAGTTGGTTCAAACTTAACTATTGACGGAACAATTAATTCTACAGAAATAAAAGCAGCAAATCAAATTAGTTTAGCAGCAACAGAAGGTGTAGATTATCAACTTGATTTATTTGGACCTACAAGATCTCCTAGCGCAAGAGCAGGACTGCTTCCGAACACAGATGTAGTACTTGACCTTGGTTCAAGTGCGTTAAGATATAAAGATACATATTCAGAAAAATTTTACGGTGACTTAACAGGTGCAGTTACAGGTAATGCAACATCAGCAACAACAGCAACTAACATTGCAGGCGGTGCAGGTGGAACTATACCTTACCAAACTGCTTCTGGTTCAACAGCACATATACCATCGGGTACAGCAGGCAAGTTTTTAAAGTCAACTGGTGCTGGACAACCTGTATGGGATACAATAGCATTTTCAAACCTAACACCAGGCAACTACTTAACTGGTTTAGTTTATGACGGTATTACAAACACAACATTTGATGTTGATGCAACTAACTTGCCTACAGCAAATAAAGTTGTAGCAAGAGATGCTAATGGAGACTTTAGTGCAAATGTTATTCAAGCAGACTTAAATGGTAATGCTGCAACGGCTACAACAGCAAGTACAGCAACATCAGCAGTTAATGCAACACAAGCAGCAAACGCAAACAGTGCAGACAATGCAACGCATAGTATAACTAGAGCAAACGCAGACAGTTCAACGTTTATTGCTACTACTGAGTTTGTACAAAATGTTGTTGCATCAGCAAATACAAGACAACTTGTTATTAGCTCACCTGCACCAAACACAAGTTCACCAGATGCGCAGTATATTGATTTAATTGAAGCATATCTTCCTGCAAGTCAAGCAAGTGGACTAAACTTTGAATTGATAATTAATAACATATATGCAGGTTCAAGTTCTAGTTTTAGTGCTGGTAGATGGATTTTAGCATACAGATGGGCTACTGCTAGTGTTAGTACTTCAACTACACTTTATAATAGTAATACTGGTTACAAGTTGACTTATAGTTCAAACGGTAGTAACTGGAGTTACACTGGTACTTGGTCATATGTATAATGACAGTAAAGTTAGTACCGGACTATTGTAAGAACGTTGACGAGATAGTAGAATTAGTAGAGGCAAACGAAGACAGTTTTTTTATTAGGCAGCCAGGAGAAGAATTTAATTTTGTAACTGCCTATGGTGAAAGTAAGTTAAAAAGTATGTTCCGTTGGAACATGCCAAAAGAATTAAAGGAGTTGATTACAGAATCAATTCCAGAAGAAGATAGAACTTGTGATAGTTTTTGTATTAACAAATATGATCCAGGTGATTATCTTAAAAGGCATAGAGATAGTGCAGGCGGGTATTGGAAGTTTAAACTAATATTTTTAAGAGCTGATGCTCCGCACTTTTGTTGGTACGATGAACAAGGCAAAGGAAATTTAGTAGATGAAGGCCCAGGTATGTTAATTGATATGCCTGTGAACTTAGAACACGAAGTAACAGAAATTAAACAAAATGAAAGACCGAAGATAAGTCTTGCATTAAGTTGGGGAAGAACTAGATGAAAAACATTATTATTTTTAGTGCTGATAGATCAAGAGTGATCTCATCCCAGGACTATAATAGCGAGTTTGCTGAAAGACTTACTGAGCAAGGCGTACCTCATAAAGTTATTGATTTAGATGACGCAAATGAATATTGGTGGGGCGATTATGCTAGTGGAGAAGTAAGATCTCTTAATGATATACCGTTAATTGAAGAAGTAGCAATTGACGAAGTAGTAAACAAGCAGATTCTTGTTAAGTATCCCGTGCATAAGCAGCTTAATATCATTGCAGAATGCTTAGAAAACGCAGGTATTCCGCTTACAGATGACTTTGTTGCTATGCGTAACTACGTTAAGCAGAAGGTTAATAACCATAATAATGCTGTTCAAACGTACAAAGATCAACCAGGTGTATACAGTTTTTACCCTAAACCGTTACCACCAGAAGACGAGTAAAGGTAGATAAATACAACAGTAAACTAGGAAGAAAACACACATGGCATACCAAGTAGATAAATTTAACGGAACATTTTTAACGTCAGTAGAAGACGGAACTATTGATACCACTACGGATATACGTTTCGTTGGTAAAAACTACGCAGGATACGGTGAAGTACAGAATGAAAACTTCTTACATTTACTAGAAAACTTTGCAAATACTACTGCTCCTCCAAAAGCAGTTACAGGTCAACTATGGTTTGACGCATCAAACAAGAAAATTAAGTTCTATGATGGTTCACAATGGAAAACAACCAACGGTGCTGAAGTAGCATCAGTTGCTCCGTCAGGTTTAGGAGTAGGTGAGCTTTGGTGGGACACATCTGCAAAGCAGTTATATGCATGGTCAGGTGGAGAGTTTGTACTTGTAGGACCTGAAGCATCACCAGATCTTGGTGCTAGTGGAGCAATTGCACAAGTTGTTAAAGACACAGGTAATACAAACCATTCAATTTTAAAAATTAATGCAGGTGGTAAAACAGTTGCAGTTATTTCACAAACAGAATTTACATTAAACAGTTCATTGAACCCTATTGATGACTTTACAGTGATCAAGAAAGGTATTACAATGGCTAAAGCAGATGCCAACGGTGTTACATCAGACGATTATGTATACTGGGGAACTTCATCTAACGCATTAAAGTTAGGCGGCATTGATGCTTCAGAATATTTACAAAAAGGAAGTATTACTTTTAACCAAGAAATTAACTTCCAAGATTCAGGATACAAAGTAGGTGACCAAAGCGACTTTAGATTAAGAGTTGAAAACGATGACGAAATTGTTTTTGAAAGTGTTCTTGGTAATCCTATGCAGTTCATTGTTAATGATGGCGGCTCAACTAGAAAAAATATTATGGATATTACCGCAGCAGGTGTTATTCCAGGTATTGATAGTTCGTTTACTTTAGGTACAGCACAATTTGCTTGGTCGTCAGTACATGCTGATGCATTTACAGGACCTTTAACAGGTAATGTAACAGGTAATGTTACAGGTAACACACAAGGTAGTTTACTTGCTAACGATTCAACTGTAATGGTTGACGGTGCAACTAAAAACATTGGTTACGTAGGTGCAAACATTTACGGTACATTGTTTGGATCAGTACAAGGTAACTTGACTGGTACAGCATCAGACGCTAGTGCATTGAATGGTATTACACCATCTGTTTCAGTTCCTGCTTCAGGAAATAGTATTGTTGTTAGAGATTCGTCAGGTGTAATTTTTGCAAATACTTTTAACGGTACAGCAACTTTTGCAGATAGAATTAAAATTGATGACAGTGCAACAGATAGTGATCCTAATTACAAAACTGCTAAAACAACAGCGACAGCAAATACTATTGCTGCTAGAAACTCAAGCGGTGATTTAATTGCTAACTTATTCCAAGGTACAGCAACCGCAGCTAGATATGCTGACTTAGCAGAGAAATATTTAGCAGACGCAGAATATGAGCCTGGTACAGTTGTATCAGTTGGCGGAAACGCAGAAGTTACTGCATGTAGTGAAGGCGATAGAGCGTTAGGTGTTGTTTCAGAACAGCCTGCGTTTATGATGAACTCATGGTTAGAAGGTGGAACATATATTGCACTTAAAGGGCGTGTACCAGTTAAGGTGCTCGGCGCTATTGCTAAAGGAGATAGATTAGTTGCTGCTGCGGAAGGTTATGCTACAAAAGCTGACAGTCATGCAGACGTGTTTGCAATTGCAATAGAAAGCAATTCAAATTCAGGAACAAAAGTTATTGAAGCGGTAGTATTATAATGGTAACAACAGGCGCACAGATCCTATCAACAGACCTCAACAGCCTGCGAAACAAGATTGCTGAAGTCATGGGTACCGGCGTTGGAACGTTTGGATACGGACAAACAGTTAATAGCACAACAGTTATTTCAGGTCAAACAGTATTAAAGTCACACTTTGATGCAATAAGATTTGACATTGTAAATGCTTACTTTCATCAAAACGGTGTAGTACCAGCAGCAACTATTGCTGCTATTGGTGATCCTATTACAGCATCATCAAGTGATCCTTTTAATGGATATAACACTCTTGCTGACGAATGTCGAAATGATAGATTTGATTGTGATGCTGGATTATTAACAACATCTATTAAAGATACAAAAAGTTATACGTCTGCTTGGAGTACAAGTGCAGAATACGTGCTAACTGTAACATTTAGTAATGCTAACGAAGCAAGATATTTTTGGAACTCTGGAAGTAGACTAAGATTTACTACAGGAAGAAGTTTAGGTACAGCATCTCAACAGAACGGTGCATGGACAAGTTTGCTTTCAACTGTAGGAAGGCAATCAATTGGCGGCAGATTACCAGATGGGCTGAATAACATATACATGCTTACTAATACATACCAAGATTTATACAACTTATCTGCCAGTACGCCATACTCAAACAACAATTACAAGATTCAAGCAAAGTGTGATGTGGCAAGTAATTCCGCAGGAACAGCTTCAGTGTTTAACTTTAAAGTTTTACTATCTGATAATTATGTTGATCCAGGTGCACCTGCGCCAGGAGATTCAGTCGACGGCACACTTAGTATTGATGTAGAAGAATTAAAAGCTACAGGAACATTACAACCAAGTGGTGCTGCATTTTCTATTACGAGTCCATCGTATTCTGGAACCAGCATTAGTGCAACATAGACACTTGTTGTAGTAAATACTGCTGTTAAGGATATTATATGACAACCGTACACGCAACAATTAGCAGAAACGACTACAATGCGCTATACACTCGCCTTGAGCAAGTGATGGGACCTGCTGATGGCGGTGATGCCACATATGGATGGGGACAATATATGAACTCTTCAGGTGTTGGTGTTTCGGATAAGGTGTCTGTAGAAGAATATGGTAGATTAATTACAGATATGTATAATGCTTACAGGCATATATATGGTTCAAATCCTCCTACTAATTGGGGAAGTTGGCCTAATAACATTAGTACTTCTCAAAAAATTAAAGCAAATACTGTTACTAATGACGCAACATATAATACACAGCCTTACAGAAGATGGAATGATTTAATTATTGCACTTGAGGCTGCAAAATATACTATACCACCAGCATCAGTAGCATCAGGTACAGCACACAGTAATGCAGTATATACAGGAACATGGTCAACTTCTGCACAAGTAATAGTTACTTTTACTTGGCCAACAGCAGCAGATGCTAGACATTATTTTAATAGTGGTGGACAAATTCAACTTACAAGTAGTTTGAGCAGTATTAGCGGTTCAGATCAAGATGCTTCTTGGAGAAGTTTACTACAGACAGCAAGTACACAGTCGTTTGGAGGACAACAACCAGCAACAGGTGTTAATCCAAATGATAATGGAAACTTTTTTAGATGTACAAACGTTTACAGCACACCTTGGTACACAGCTATTGCAAGTAGTCCTTACAATGCAAACTATTATAGATTATATGCAAGAACACCTGGAGTATTAGATAATTCAAGTGGTACTGCGTATCAACTCGAAATGGCAGCAGTTTACAATGACGATCACGTTGGATTAGGTGGACCATCAACATCAGGTACTCCACAACAAGGACCAGGTACTTATGGTCCTGATTTAGTAGGCCCTGCTTCACTTTATCTTCAAACTGTTACCAGAAAAGCAGTTGGTAACATCAATCTTTATCCTTCAGGATCACAAGGATTTGACATCCAAACTCCTTCCGTAACTGTAGGCGGATTCGTAGTCAGTTAATTTCCTCCCCCGTAGTACAGCGCATAAATATTAAGTGCTACTATAACTTGGAGGACATATGGAAGAACAATTAAAACAAGCCTTGGATTTTAGCAAGTACAGAGAAACTTTTGCTGTACAGCGTAAAACTCTAAAGGAAAAAATTGACGCTAGATTAACTTATGGTGTTAACGGCGGAATTTTCAAAATCAATAGAGAGCTTATTAACTTTGTTCAAATGCTACTTTCAGCAGATAGAACTGAAGGTGTAGTATTACTTGACATTAATGATAATCCTATATTGGTTGAAGATCTTGCAGAATTTAAAGATATCATACTCGATAGATACATCACATCAACATTAGAATATTACGAAGAATACCAGCAGCTCAAAAAGAGCAGATCTGTAGAAAAACTTATTGAAGTGTAGTATGAATAAAGGAATTGTAATATTTGCTCATAACAGCCGAAGTTTAGATTATTCTAAACTAGCATTGGTAGCAGGCGGCCTTGCCAAAAAGCATCTCGGCTATCCAGTTTCATTAATCACAGATAAATCAACTGTTGATTATATGGAAGAAATCGGTACCGCAGATAAAGCAGAAGAAATCTTTGATAGTATTATTTTTGTAGAGCGTCCTCCAACACAGCAATACAGAAACCTTCATGATGGAAATGATTTTGAAGCGGTACCTTTTGATAATTCAAACAGACCAAATGTTTGGGATATTACACCTTATGAAAGAACATTATTGTTAGATTGCGATTATCTAACATTTTCAGATACACTAAACAACTATTGGGATGTTGAACAAGACTTTTTAATATCGCATGAGTATAATGATATTATGGGAACTCGAGCAGGTTACCATGACAAGTATGTTTCGGATACTGGAGTTAAACTACTTTGGGCAACAACAGTTATGTTTACCAAGAATGAACAAACAAAAGTACTTTTTGATTTAGTGCAATACATACAAAAAAATTATAAGTTCTTTGCAGACACATATAGATTTGATAGCAGAATGTATAGAAATGATATTAGTTTTGCAATTGCTAATCATATACTAAATGGTTTTCAAGAAGTAGATACTGAATATAAAATGCCGCCAGTGTTTTCTACAATAGATAGAGATATTTTATTTGATGTAAAAGACAATACATTACAATTTTTATTAACTAATGAGCAGGTAGCTGCTTCATCTACAGGTAGAGATGTACATGTAATGAATAAAAAAAGCATTGAGAGAAACTTCGATAAACTAATGGAGTTGATATGAACTTTGGATATCTAATAGTTGTTGCAACTTCTGAAGAATATAATTATGCACAAATGGCGTATGCACTTGCATTAAGTATTAAGAATACACAAAAAGAAGGTTACGATAAAGTCGCATTAGTAATTGATGACAAAACCCAAATAGAAAATTTTAAATCTACATGGGTGTTTGATGAAGTTATTGAATGGGATAAAAAAGGTTTTTGGGACGGCCGTTCTTACATGGACGAGCTTTCACCGTGGGAACATACTGTATGCTTAGATGCAGACATGTTGTTCTTTAGAGATTATAGTCATTGGATTGATTATTTTATTAAACATTCTGAATTGTATGTTGCTAACAAAGCATACACTTACAGAGGTGAAGAAGTAACTAGCGATTACTATAGAAGAACATTTACTGCAAATGAATTACCTAACTTATATTCATTCTTTACTTTCTTCAAAAAAGATAGTAAACTAGCAAGTGAGTTCTTTGCTTTACAACGTTCTATAATGGACAATCCAAACGAATACAGTAATTTGTTTTTAACAAAACATAGACCTAAAGTAATTGGA